CTGATTCTAGTTTAGAACAAACACAACAAAAAGGAATAATAGGAACATTAAGACCTGATGGGTTTCAATGGTCTGAAACAAGAAGTTTAGAAGTAACTGCAATTGGTTCAGGATTTGATAGCAATAATGTTGAACAATATTATCATGGGGATACAGAAGGATATATATATCAACATGATACAGGAAATAGTTTTGATGGAACAAACATACTTGCACGATACGAAACTCCTAACTATGATTACGGAGATTTAGGAACATTAAAAACTTTACATTATGTTAGAGTTTCTGCAAGTTCCGAAGGTATAACAGAACCAGATATACAAGTTAGATTTGATTATGGTAATACAGATTTACCACAACCACCAGATTTATTTGACATAGGAGTTATAAATCCTCCTTCAAAGTTTGGTGATGCACTATTTAATACAAATGTATTTGGTGGTGGAGATAACCCTTTAATAAGAGTTCCATTACAAGGGAGTGGAACAAGTAATAATTTTACCATTATAAGTGATGATACGAAAGCACCATATACTATAAATGGTTTTTACGTAGACTACATACCCTCAGGCAGGAGATAATAAATGGCACAAACATATACACGACAAAGTTCGTTTGCAGATGGAGATACAGTTACTGCTGCATTGTTTAATAATGAATACAATCAATTAGTAAATGCATTTGCATACAGTTCAAGTAGTGCTAGTTCTACAGGACACAGACACGATGGTACAGCAGGACAGGGTGGAAACATACACACTATCGGTGACTTAGACTTTTTAAACAAGATTGTCGTAGACGATTCAAACAATAGATGGGGAGTCTTCGTAGAAGTTTCTTCAGCAGCAGTAGAACAAATTAGAATACAAGATGGAGCTATCGTACCTGTTACAGATAGTGACATAGACTTAGGAACAACTGGTGTAAGATTTAAAGATGCTTACATAGACACAGTAACTACTACAGGCAATGTAGCTGTAGGTGGTAACTTAACAGTAACAGGAACAACTACCTTTAATGGTGGTACAATTACAATGGGTGATGCAGCTACAGACAATGTAGTCTTTGGAGCTGACATAGACTCAAACATTATACCTGACGATGATGATTCATATGACTTAGGAAGTTCTTCACAACAATGGAAAGATTTATACATCGATGGAACAGCCAACATCGATAGTCTTGTAGCAGACACAGCAGATATAAATGGTGGTACAGTTGATGGTGCAATTATTGGTGGGTCAAGTGCAGCAGCTATAACTGGTACAACTATTACAGGTACTGCGATTACTGGTACTAGCTTTGTAATAGGTTCAGCAGATATAAACGAAGCAGAACTAGAAACAATTGATGGAGTTACAGCAGGAACTGTTGCAGCTTCTAAGGCTATTGTAGTAGATAGCAATAAAGACTTTACAGGTGCTAGAAACATTACACTTACTGGAGAACTTGATGCAGGTTCATTAGATGTAAGTGGTGATGTAGATGTAGATGGTACACTTGAAACAGATGCACTATCTATTAATGGTACAGCAGTTACTTCAACTGCAGCAGAACTTAATATCCTTGATGGAGTTACAAGTACAGCAGCAGAACTTAATATTCTTGATGGAGTTACTTCAACTGCAACAGAACTAAACATCCTTGATGGTGTTACAGCTAGTGCTACAGACATTAACCTTATAGATGGTATTACGAATGGTACTGTTATAGCTAGTAAAGCTATCATAACAGATGCTAATAAAGATATTAGTGGTGGTAGAAACATAACTATTAGTGGTGAGTTAGATGCAGCTACACTTGATATCTCAGGTGATGCAGACATAGATGGTACACTAGAAGCTGATGCAATTACTATAGGTGGTGTTACACTAGCAGAAACAATTAGTGATACTGTTGGAGCTATGGTTAGTTCTAATACAGAATCTAATATATCAGTTACGTATGAAGATTCAGATAATACATTAGACTTTGCTTTACCTGCTGCTTTAGAAATTACTACATCTGTAGGAGTCGGTGGTGGCTCTACAAATGGTATAGTTCTTGAGCAAGGTGGAATTAAGATTAAAAATGGTGGTACACAATCTTATGTAGATTTTTATTGTGAGTCTTCAAATGCTCACTATAGTAGATTACAAGCTGCAGCACACTCAGCTTATTCTGGAAATGTTACTGTAACTTTACCTGCTACTACAGGTACACTTGCTTTAACATCTGATAATGTAGCATCAGCAACAACACTAGCAACAGCTCGTACTATTGGTGGTACATCTTTTGATGGCTCTGCTAATATTGCAGTTGCTTTATCAGCTACAGCTACAGCACTAGCTACAGCAAGAACAATACATGGTGTTAGCTTTGATGGAACAGCAAACATAGATTTATCTGAAGTAGTACAAGATACTGTTGGTGCTATGTTCTCAAGTAATACTGAAACAGGTATTGCAGCTACATATGAAGATGGTGATGGTACAATTGATTTAGTTATAGGTAATGATGTCATAGTAAACTCTATGATAGCAGATGATGCTATTGATTCAGCTCAGATTGCAGATGGAGCTATTGATACAGTACATATTGCGAATGACCAAGTTACAGGTGATAAGTTAGCTAATGATATTACAATAGCAAATAACTTGACAGTAGCAGGTAACTTAGCAGTTACAGGTACAACAACACAAACAGGTTCAGTAGTTAGTGATTCTAACTTCACAGGTTTATTAGACGAGAACACAGGCAACTCAAGTGACTTTGGTTTTTATGGTAAGTATGTAGAATCAAGTACTACTAAGTATGCAGGTTTATTCTTTGATGCTTCTACTGACAATACATTTAGATTATTTACGGATACACAGACAGTTCCCGGAACTACAGTCAACACAGGAGCAACAGGATATGCTGCTGCTGACTTAATAGCTGCAGGTATAACAGGAACAACAGGTACATTCTCTGGAGACTTAAACGTAGATAGTGGAGTACTATTTGCAGACGTAAGCACAAATAGAATTGGTATTAATCAAACGACACCAACAGTTTCTATAGATGCAGGGTCTAATACAGATGCTATATTAATACCTAAAGGTACAACAGCACAACGACCAACTGCTGCAGAAGGTCTATTTAGATACAATACAACTACATCACAGTTTGAAGGTTACACAAGTGAGTGGGGTGCTATTGCAGGTTCAGGTGGTAGTGGTGGAAGCTCATCATCATTTGTAAGAGATGAGTTTACAGGTAATGGTAGTACAACTGCATTTACACTATCTAAAGCTATTTCTGCAAACAATGAAGATAGATTAATTATCTTTAATGAAGGTGTATTCCAAAGACAAGATTCATATACTTTATCAGGTACAACATTAACTTTTGATACTGCTCCTGCTAATGGTAACAAAGTAGTTGCGTACATTATGGAAGTTGGAGTTGTAGGTACTGCACCATCAGTTGATACTATGACTGGTGATGGTTCAGATACTACACTAGCTTTAAGTGTTTCACCTTCAAATGAAAATGCAACCTTTGTAACTATTGATGGTGTATTCCAACACAAAGATACATATGCAGTTTCAGGAAGCACACTAACATTTAGTGAAGCTCCTCCAACAGGAACTAAAGTAGAATGTACAACATTTACTAATACTACTGTAGCTACTATTGAACTAAAAGATTCAGATGGTGATACTAAGATTCAGGTAGAAGAAAGTACTGACGAAGATAAGATACGTTTTGATACTGGTGGTACTGAACGTATGATTATTGATAGTACTGGAGTAGGCATAGGAACTTCGAGTCCTACTAATAAAGCTCATATATATAAAGCTGCAAGTGGTAGAGCATGGTCTGCTGATGGTGCTGATGTATTAGCAATAGAAAACAATGATTCAGTAGCTTTAGATATTAGATGCCCAGACGCTAATCAAGGATTGATTTTATTTTCTGATGCAAGCGCAAGAGCAAGAGGAGTTTTTGGATACGCTCATGCGTCTGATTATATTTATATTTCTACAGCAGGTTCAGAAAGAATGCGTATTGATTCATCAGGAAACGTAGGCATAGGAACTACGAGTCCTGGTGAACTCTTAGAGTTAGTAAGTGCTGACCCAAGAATAAGATTAAGAGACAGCACAGCAGGTGGTGCATCTGGTAATGGTGGAAAAATTGAGTTTATGGGTCATCATGCTGGTGCAACTGATGGAAGTAGAATATTTGCGGAAATACACGGATTAAAAAATAACAGCACAGGCGGTGATACGCATGGTGATATGATATTTAAAACAAATCAGGGTTCTACTTCTACTACAGAAGGCATGCGATTAAACAAAGATGGTGATTTTATTGTAGGTGATACTGATTTTCCTAATGGAAATAATAGCGCTTTTGGTGCAGCAGCAGGAGGAACTACAAGCGTTTCAAGAGCAGCAACTAACCTTCAAACACAAATGTTTTTCCAGAATCCAAACGGAACAGTTGGAACAATAAAGACAACAGGAACAACAACACAATTTAACACTTCATCAGATTACAGATTAAAAGAAAACGTAGTTACAGATTGGGATGGAACAACTTTACTTAAACAGTTAAAGCCATGCAAATTTAATTTTATAGCTGATGCAAATATAACAGTACAAGGTTTCTTAGCACACGAAGTGGCAAGCATAGTTCCTGAAGCTGTTTCAGGTGAAAAAGATGACGTTTATACTGAAGCAGATGAAAAAAATAGAGAAGGAACACAAGGACAACCTAAGTACCAAGGCATAGACCAAAGCAAATTAGTACCCTTGTTAGTCAAAACAATACAAGAGCTAGAAGCAAGAATCACAACCTTAGAAGGATAAAGACATGACAACAAAAATACCAGTAGAACTCTCAAGCACTCCCGGAATTGTTGATGGGTCTAATGCAACTGCTATAACTATTGATAGTTCTGAAAGAGTAGGTATAGGAACTCCGAGTCCTGATACACCTCTTCACATTAAAGGTGGTGCTGATGCCTATGTGACTATAGAAGCGGGTGCAGCAGATGGTAATGTTGGATTCTTATTTGATAATTCAAGCTCAACTCAAAAAGGAGCTTTACTTTATGATACAGATGATAATTACCTTTTATTTAATGTAAATAGTTCAGAAAGAATGCGTATTGATTCCTCTGGTCGTGTAAATATTGGACATACTAGCTCTTCAGCAAATGGTAGTGCGGCAGTTCTTTCTATTGGGAATACATCAGGTGGAACTATCAATCTTATTGACTCTGATGATGCACCAACAAACGGAGGTTTTAGTCAGATATACGGGGGCAATCAACGTATGTATTTTTACACAGGTGGTTCAGGTGCAAGTTCTTATATGCAGTTCTATACAAATGATACAGAAAGAATGCGTATCCAATCAGGTGGTGGCATATCTTTTAACGGAGACTCAGCAGCAGCTAACGCACTTGACGATTATGAAGAGGGTTCTTGGTCACCTGCTGTGAATGGAGCAACTACAACTATAACCGATGCCCATTATGTAAAAATAGGTTCTCTTGTTTACCTTAACACTTATTTGTACTTCAGTGGTCTTCCGAATGATGGTGCAGTTTTTAAAATAACAGGATTACCTTACGCTACTCAACCAAACTCAACGTACGGCGGTGGAGCAATTAGCTATTCACACGCTGCAAACACAGCAGATATGCAACCCTTAACACAAACAGGAGATTCCTATATATATTTTCATGAAACAGATGGCACTTCTAATACTGTTACGAGAGCCACAGCTTATAGCAAGTTTGCAAATGGTGCAGGTTATTTAGTTTTAAACATGACTTATATAACAAACTTTTAAATAAATTAACAATTATGTCTAGTGGATTCTAGGCAAGGAGTAAAAAATGGCAATAACAAAAGAAACAGTAGAAGATAAAATACAGATAGTTGGCGAACACAAAGACATACAAGTTCGTACTGCTACAGTTATCAAAGAAGATGGTAAAGAACTTACAAGGTCTTTTCACAGGCACGTAGTTTCGTGTGTTACATCATCTCATGATGGTAGTTCATGGACACACACAGACACAGACATATCTGGTGAGTCTACAGAAGTACAAGCTATAGCAAATGCAGTATGGACAGATTCTGTCAAGGCTGCGAAAAAGACTGCTAACGAAGCAACACTATAATAAAATTTAATAGAGAGACAAAGACATGGCAATAACTAAAGTAACGAGTGACCTACTAAACTCAGCAGCACTAACCTCAAAGGCTTTTGGTACTTCATCAATTATGATTGGTGATGATGCGACAGGAACTATTGATGGTGCTAATTATAATACTGGTGTAGGTGTAGATGTCTTTGCAGCTTTGACTACAGGAGATAACAACACGGCAGTTGGAGCAAACACAGGGGATGCTATTACAACAGGTTATAGAAATACAATTACTGGTAGTTCCGCAGGTGGTGCAATCACCACAGGGGCGTACAATACTGTTTTTGGTTGGCAAGCGGGTGATGCAATAACTACTGCTGATGATAATGTTTTATTTGGTCCAGCAGCAGGAGGAGCAATTACTACAGGACACTCTAACGTAGCAATGGGTCGCAGTGCTTTATTAGTTAATACAACGGCTTCTAACAACACAGCAGTCGGTCATAATGCAATGGTCGCAAACACTACAGGAACAGGTAACACAGCAGTTGGACATCAATCACTAGATGCAGCTACCACAGCAGACAATAATACTGCAATAGGTAAAGAATCGCTTACTACTAATACTACAGGTGCATCAAATACTGGGT